GGACCAGCGTGGAGGTGGACGCATGAGCGAGTACACGCCGACCGCGGAGGAGGTGCGCAACGCCTGGGTTTGTTGCATCTTCGAGAGTGGTGCCTGGGTGAGCGACGCAGCCTACGAGGATGCGCGGTGGGATGAGGAGCGGGCCGAGGCACAGTTCGACCGCTGGCTCGCCGCCGAGAAGGCCAAGTGGCAGGCCGAGGCGTGGGAGCGGGGTGTCGCGGCACCGCGAATGCAGGACGGCAGCGAGTTGCCCGCTGTTGACAACCCCTACCGGGAGGCGGCATGAGCGAGTACACGCCGACGACGACCCTGCCGCAGGACGTGGTCGACGGCTTGCGGGAGGTGTGCGCCCGTTACGACGACGGCGACGGCGAGGCGGAACGACTGCTCGCTGTGGCCCGTCGGGCGCTGGCACGGCGCATCGCCCGGGCCGGGCGGACGTGCTCGGCGTGCGGCGAGCGGAAGCCGTTGGCTGCGTTCTCGGTCGATGCCCGCGAGGGCGACGGCTTGCGTCGGTACTGCCGCGCGTGTGCCGCCGCCGACAAGGCCAAGAGGGCGTAGCCGTGGCCGTTTATATGACTGAAGGGGCGGCAGCCCTGTGTCCGATCCGCGTGCCCCTGGGGGCGGACGACACGGGGCGCCACCCCGTACCATTCCCGGAGCCGCCGCTGCCGGTAGTTCACGGCACGCCGCCCGGGCGCACCTACGGAGTGCGAAAGCCTGACACCGGCATCCGAGCGGCGGTTCGTTCGCCGCCCCCGGTTCGGTCGCCCGCGCCGATGATGCGTGCGGCATCGTCCGGGGCTTCGCCCGGCGCTAGCACGGCCCGCGCGAGGTGCTGCCACCTCTGCCCGTGAGGGATTCGCCCCGTGTAGCGCCGGGCCTCGATTTCCCTCCCGCGTGGAGGGCGATACGACTGGTTCCGCCTGCTTTCGGTAGGTCCAGGGCCGGTCCTCGACTTTCCTCCGAAGGGAGCCCGGTCGTTCCGTGGCGATGAACGGAGGAGGGACCGTCGTCGTGCCGCGGTCAGCGACTCTACGGGTAACGGCCGGGAGAAGTTGACCCGGCACGGCGGCGCGTTGCGTCCCGGTACGCTGGCCCGCTTCCGGTGCGGGCTTGGCCTCTGCCGGGCACCTAGGGCGCGAGTTGGTCTCGCCGCCGCCGTGAGTCGCTTGGCAGGCGTTTGCCCGGCGATGTCCGCTTCCGTTGCGTTCCCGCAACAGATGCGGAAACGACGGCGTACCCCGGTTCGATTCCGGGCGCGTCCACGCTCATCCACCCCTTGCCGATCCTTTGGAGGCAATTATGGCCGCGCTGTCCGTCGGCACCCGTGTCTGCCTGCTTACGTCCGCAGCCAACGACGACCTGCCGGAAGCCGGTTCGTTCGGAACCGTCGTCGAGGTCGACACCCTCGGCCGGGACGAGGCGGGTGGTCAGTTCGTTCTGGTCCGTGTCTGCTTCGACGACGACGACACCGGCCCCCGTCCCGGCGCCTGGGGACCGTGGCGGTGGCGGTTCGCCCCCGACACGCCCGAGGAGGAAGCCCGATGGACTGCCACCTGCGCATCTGGCGCCCGCTGCTGTCGCTCCGGCTCTCGTTGTTGACCGTCCTCCCCAAGGCGGGACCGACGACACCGACGCCGTCGACGGCGCGGCGACCGGCAGGGTTCCGGCCCAACCCGCAGAGGTGACGGCATGGCTCGACGACGCCACACCGGCGCGCGCACGTACCGCCGCAACCGCGCCCGCATCCTGAAGCCGGGCTGTGTGTGCTGGCTGTGCGGCAAGCCGATCGACCTAACGATCGCTGATCCCTACGATCCCGGTTACGGGACCGCCGACCACGTCCTGCCCGCCGCCCAAGGCGGCAGCGATGCGCTGTCGAACCTGCGACCGGCGCACCGTGGATGCAACGCGCGACGGCAAGCGCGCGCACCGCACGCGGCGGGCCTTGAGAAACACAGCCGGGTCTGGTAGGATGCGCGGCGCCGGGGAGACCCTGGGGAGACCTCCCTCCCCCGGATTTCGGCGGCAGGCACGGCATTGCCGCTATATCCCCCCGGCCGAGCTAGAACGGCCCCGCCTCCCCCGCTCGCCCCCGTCCTCCGTTGAGGCCGGGGGCTTTTTCATGCCCAAGGAGGCCCCGTGACTACCCCCGTTTACACGCCCGCCAAGCGCGGCGACCGGCTCGCGACGCTCAAGGCCCTGCGTGACCGGATCGCCCACCTGATCGACCAGCCGACGACGTCGCCCAAGGACGTCGCCGCCCTGTCCCGCCAACTCCAGGACGTCCTCGCCGCGATCGAGAAGGAGGAACCGGACACGCACGAAGGGAGCCCGCTCGATGAAGTCAACCGACGGCGTGCTGCCCGAGCGACCCGCCCGCATCCGCCTCGTACCGGCGCACGTCGACACTGACGGCCCCGACGCCGCTTATCTCGCGTCATCGTACGGCCTGACGCCGGACGACTGGCAGGCGGACGTCCTCAACGGGATGCTCGCCTACCGGCAGGACGGACGCTACGCCGCCGCCCGTGCTGGCGTCGCCGTCCCGCGCCAGAACGGTAAGAACGGCATCATCGAGATGCGCGAGCTGTTCGGCATGGTCGTCCTCGGCGAGAAAATCCTCCACACGGCGCACGAGGTGAAGACGGCCCGCAAGGCGTTCCTGCGCCTGCTGTCGTTCTTCGACAACCCGCGCCGCTACCCCGAGCTCGCCAAGCTGGTGGCCCCGGGCGGCATCCGCAAGACGAACGGCCAGGAGGCGCTCGTCCTGTCCAACGGCGGCTCCATCGAGTTTGTCGCTCGGACCAAGGGGTCCGGCCGTGGGTTCACGGTCGACGTGCTCGTCTTCGACGAGGCGCAGGACCTGTCCGACGAGACCCTGGCCGCGCTGCTGCCGACCGTGTCGGCGGCCCCGCTGGGCAACCCGCAGCAGATCTACACCGGCACGCCCCCGTCCGGGAACATGAACGGCGAGGTCTGGACGCGGCTGCGTAACGCTGGCGTGTCCGGCGAAGACCCGCGGCTCGCGTTCTACGAGTGGTCCGCCGAGGAAGGCGCCGACCTCGACGACCCGGCCGTCTGGCACGCCGTCAACCCGGCGCTCGGCATCCGCCTCAACATCGACACCGTCATCTCCGAGCGCGCGTCGATGGACGACGAGTCCTTCGGCCGCGAGCGCCTCGGGATGTGGGAGGGCGAGCACGGCAACGCCGTCATCCCGACCGACGCCTGGGCCGCGTGCGCGGACGAACACTCGGAGCCGACGTCGCAGATGGTCCTGGCCGTCGACGTGACGCCGGACCGCACCGCCGCGTCCATCGCCGTAGCCGGCCTCCGCACGGACGGCCGCTGGCACGTCGAGCTGATCGACAACCGGCGCGGCACCGGTTGGGTCGCCAGCCGCCTCGCCGAGATCGGCACGCGGCACGGCATCCGCACCGCCGTCCTCGACGGCGCCTCCCCCGCGGCATCCCTGGAGGAAGCGATCCGCGCGCACCGCCGCCTCGCCGTCGTCAAGACCGGCCCCCGCGACATGGCGGCCGCGTGCGGCGAGTTCTTCGACGCCGTCATGGACGAGCGGGTCGCCCACATCGACCAACCGCTGCTCACGCACGCATTGACGCAGTCGCGCAAGCGACGCCTCGGCGACGCGTGGGCGTGGAACCGGTCGACCGCGGCTAGCGACATCTCGCCCGTGGTCGCCGCGACCCTCGCCCTTTGGGGCGCTCAGTCCTCTCGCGTCCGGCGCAAGAAGCGCACCGGCTCCCCCGCTCGAAAGGTGGTGATCCTGTGATCGTCCCCGACCTGTCCTCTCGCATCGGGCACGACAAGCAGGACGCGTTGGCGCGCCTCGTCGACCGGCTCGACCGCAAGAAGCGCCGCCACCGCATCCGCCAGCACTACTACGACGGCCTCCAGCCGTTCAAGGACCTCCGCGTGGCGATCCCGCCGATTCTGCGGACAGTCGACGTGATCCTCGGTTGGCCCGCTACGGCCGTCGACACGCTCAACTCCCGCGTCAAGATGGAGGCGTTCGTGCTGCCCGGCGACGACGTCGCCGACTACGGCATCGACGCCATCTGGCGCGAGAACCGCATGGATATCGAGGCCCCGCAGGCGCAGACCTCGGCGCTGATCCATGCTGTCGCCTTCGTCGCCACGACCCTCGGCGACGTCGCGGCGGGCGAACCGGAGGTGCTGCTGTCGACCTACTCGGCGACGAACGCGACCGGCCTGTGGCATCCAGCGAAGCGCGCGCTCGGCGCGGCGTTGCTCGTCAACGACGCCGACGAGTTCGGCCCTAAGCATTTCTTCCTCCTGTTCCCCGACACCGTCCACACCGTCTGGCGGGAGGACGACAACACCGCCCGTTGGAACCTGCGGACGGTGCCGAACACGCTCGGTCGTGTCCCGGTCGAGCCGCTGGTCTACCGCCCGCGGCTGGGCCGCCCGTTCGGGCGCTCCCGGATCACGCGGCCGATGATGTCGTTGACGGACTCGGCGATGCGGACCCGGCTGCGCGCCGAGGTCAACGCCGAGTTCTTTTCGTCGCCGCAGCGGTACTTGCTCGGCGCGGACGAGTCGCAGTTCGTCGGCGCCAACGGCGAGCGCAAGGACTCCTGGGACCTGCTTATGGGCCGCATCCTCGCGATCCCTGCCGACGAGGAGACGGGCGACGTCCCGACCATCGGCCAGTTCCCCCAGCTGAACATGCAGCCGCACACCGACCAGATGCGGATGTGGGCGCAACTGTTCGCCGCCGAGGCGCAGCTGGACCTCTCGCAGCTCGGGTTCCAGACGGATAACCCGACGTCGGCGGAGGCCCGTTACGCCGCGAAGGAGGACCTCGTCATCGAGGCCGAGGCGACCGCTACGGGGTTTGCTCCGGCGTGGATCAACGCCATGAAGACCGGCGTGATGATCCGGGAGAACCTCACCGAGGCCCCCGACGCGCTGGACGCGCTGTCGATCCGTTGGCGTGACCCGTCGACGCCGTCGCGCGCGCAGGCCGCGGACGCCACGATCAAGCTCGTGCAGGCAGGCATTCTGCCCGCCGACAGCGAGGTCACCCTGGAGCAGGCGGGCTTGTCCGACGTCGACGTGCAACGCGCCCTCGCCGACATCCGGCGCAAGCAGGGCGCGGACACGATCGCCGCGCTGGCCGCGCTGGCCGCGCAGCAGCCGACATCGGCCCCGGCCCCGGAGACCCCGCCCGCTGAGGTGGCGTGATGGACCTCACGACCACCGCAGGTTACCGGGACGCCACAAGCGTTCTCGTCGGCTTGGCGGTCCGTGACCTGACGGCCGTGTGGCGCACCCTCGACGTCGGCAACGCGCTCGGCGTGCGGGCCGTCCTCGAAGCGGTCCTGCCGGACCTGGTGCAAGCGTATGGGTCGGCGGTCGCCACGCTGGCCGCTCAGCGGTTCGAGGCGATGCGCGACGCCGCCCGCGCCCCGGGCCGGTTCACGGCTCGCCCCGCGCCCCCGCCGATCCCCGACCGTGTAAACGCGTCGATGCGCGCCGTCATCGGTCCGCTGTTCCGGGCGGACCCGGACGGCCCGTTGGCGTTGCAGGAGGTCGAGGGTGTCATGTCCCGCTTCATCAAGGAGGCGGGCCGCGACACCGTCGCTCAGAACGTGCGCCGGGATCGGTACGCGCTCGGTTACCGGCGCGTGCCGACGGGTCCGACGACCTGCGGGTTTTGCCTCATGCTCGCTTCCCGACTCGACTTGTACGAGTCGAAGCAGTCGGCGGCGAGCCGCGCCAGTGACGGCGGCCGTTACCACACGCGATGCGATTGCGTGCCGGAGCCGGTCTACAACTTCGAGGCGCACCGGCGCGACCCCCAGCGGCTCGCCCTCGAGCGGACCTACGAGGACGCCGTCCGCAAGGTCGGCTACGACCCGGACGACATCACCCGTTACCTGCGCACCGGTCGCTAGGTGCGGCGCGCGTCGTCCTGATCCCTTTGTACACCCATGGCCCTCCACGCGAGGGCTACACGCCCACGCGCAGCGGTAATGCGCGGGAAGGAATGCATCTCATGGCTGACGACACCAAGCACACCCCTGAGACCCCGGCCCCCGCGTCGGACAACGGCGGCAACACGAACGGGTACACGCCACCCGCGACGCAGGAGGAGCTGAACGCGATCATCAAGGAGCGGCTCGACCGCGAACGCCGTAAGTTCGCCGACTACGACGAGCTGAAGGCAGCGAAGGCGCGCCTCGACGAGATCGAGGACGCCAACCGGTCGGAGGTCGAAAAGGCCGCCCGCCGTGCCGAGCAGGCGGAGCAGGAGCTCGCCGCGCTGCGGCGCGAAAAGACGCTCCGCGATATCGCCGACGAGTTCGGCATCGGCAAGGACGACCTCGCTTTCATCGAGGCCGACACCGAGGACGCGATCCGCGACAAGGCCGAGCGCCTGGCGGCGCGGCTGAAGGCCGCCCAGCCGGGTCAGGGCGAGTCGCGTGAGGCGCCTCGCGTAGGTGTGCAGCTCGATATGTCGCGTCGGCGCGACACCACCGAGGTCCACAGCCGTGACGAGCGGGCGCGCGCTTTCTTCGGCGTCTGACGCTCGCCCCGTTCATCCCGTCCCCCGCTAACTAACCACGAAAGGAAGGCCAAAACACATGGCCGTCGACAACATCACTCTCGACAACGTCGGCGTCGAGCTCGAGCCGGAGTTCGCCCCGACCATCCTCAAGAACGCCTTCGAGGGCTCGGCGATCGGTCAGGTGACCGACTCGGAGCCGATGCCGCTTGCGGGCCTGACCGTCCCCGTCTACAACGGCGGCATCGAGGTCGGCCTGGTCGGCGAGGCTGAGGCCAAGCCGCAGTCGAAGGCCGACTTCAGCACGCAGTCGATCGCCACCCAGAAGGTGGCAACGATCGTCGTCGTGTCGAAGGAGGTCGCCATGGCCGACCCCGTTCAGCTGCTCCAGCACGTTGAGCGCGACATGACCCAGGCGTTCTCGCGCGCCGTCGACCACCTCGTGCTCCGCAACCAGGACGCCAAGGGTACCCCGTACTCGGGCGCGAACAAGCCCGTCATCCACTCGGACACCGCGGCCGTCGAGCTGTCGCCGGGTTACTCGCTCGACGAGTACGCCGAGGCGCTGCTCGCCGCGTACGACCTCGCTGGTGTCGACCACGACCCGAACGCGTGGCTGTTCGACACCAAGCAGCGCGCCCGCAACACCCGCGTCGTCCAGGACGTGCAGCAGGGCCTGCCGGACCTGCGCGGCGGCGCGGCGGTCGTCGCCGGTCTCCCCGCGGTCTACAACAAGGCCGTGTCGGGCCGGTCGAACGTCCTGACCGACCACGACGGCACCCTGGCGATCGTCGGTGACTTCAACCAGGTCCGCTGGGGCTTCGTCGAGCGGCTCGACATCGTCCGCTCGACCGAGGCGACCGTCGGCGGCGTGTCGATGTTCGAGACCAACCAGGTCGCCCTGCTCGTCGAGGCGATCCTCGGGTGGACCGTGCTCGACCAGGGCGCCTTCGCCGTCATCCGCACCGCTGAGGACGAGGGCGGCGAGGGCGGCTCGGGCGGCGAGGGCGGTTCGGACGACTGACGCCCCCGGCCGCATGACCCGTTGAGAGCCGCTGGCGTCCCCGCCGTTGGGGACGTCGGCGGCTCTCGCCGTCTCTCTGAAGGGAGGCCGCATGGCAACGCTCTCGATGGAGTACGAGGCCGACCTCAAGCCGTTCCTGCCGGACCTCGACCCCGCCAAGGCGGACCTGCTGATCGCCGACGTGATCGCCCGCGCCAAGCGGATCAACCCGCTGCTCGGTACGGACGATCTCACGGAGGACGACGTCGCGCTCGCCAAGGCGATCCTGCGCCGGGTGATCGTCCGCGCCGCGGAAGCCGGTTCGGGCGCGATCCAGCAGCGCGCCTACACCGCTGGCCCCTACACCGGCCAGGAGACGATCGACACCCGCGCCCGGGAGCGGCCGCTGTTCTACCCCGACGAGGTCCGCGACCTGGCGGCGGTCGGGCAGGACACCCCGCGGTCGCGCGGGGCGTTCTCGATCGACCTCGTCCGGCAGCACCCCGGCGGTCGTTGGGTTCAGCTGCCCGACGGCAGCGTCGTCGACCTGGCCACCCGGCCCGACCTGTGGCTGGAGTACGCATGATCGGCAACCTGCTCGGTATGTTCCCCGCCTCCTGGAAGGTCGACGTCGACGTCCTCGTCTCGAACGGCAGGGACGACAACGGCGACCCCGTCCCGCCCACGGTCGTCCGTGTAAACGGCTGCCTGCTCGCGCCGCGGACGACCAACGACGACCCGCACGATTTCTCGGACTTCGTGACGGACCGGGCGACGCTTTACGCGCCCCTGTCGGCGACGTTCAAGTCGACCGACCGTGTCCGCACGCCCGCCCACGCCCCGATCGAGGGCACCTGGGCAGTCGACGGCAGCCCCGTCCGCTGGCCGTTCGGTTGGGCGGTCCCGCTTCGGAGGGAGTGATCCGCTGTGACGAGCCTGTACAAGCCCAACCCGGCCGGGATGCGCGCCCTCGGGCAGTCCCCCGGCGTCGGCCAAGCGATGGTCCGCGCCGCTGAGCGCGGCAAGTGGGCGGCGGAGAGGTCCGCCCGCGCTTACTCCCGCTCCGGGCAGTACGCCGGATCGTTCCGTGTCCGCCAGACCGACGTCATCGCGGGCCGCAGCAACGAGCGGCGCGCTGGTGCGGTGCTGGAGAACGTCGCGCCGCACGGCACCGCCAACGAGTTCGAGGGCCGCACCCGCCGCCGCACCGGGCGGCACCACCTGGAGCGCGCTATCCCGCTGATCGAGAGGGGCTCCTGGTGATGTACGAGTTCCCCGACGTCGAACGCGCGATCCGCGAGGTCGTCGAACAGGTGGCCGACAACGTCGTGCTGTTCCTGCCCGCCGACTTCCATGAACGCGTCCCGATCGTCCTCGTGACGGTAGTGCCGTCCGTCGGCGGTGGCGAGGAGTTCCTGCGCAGCGACCGCGTCCAGATCGACGTCTACGGCGACGGCCGCACCCAGACGCGTTCGATCGCCGAGGCGATCCGCCGCACCGTGGTCGGTTCCCACGATACCGCGGCCGGGCTGCTCGACGACGTTTACGTCGAGACGGAGCCGCACGAGGAGCCGTACCCCCACGACACGGTCTCGCTGTTTTCGGCGACGTACCGGGCCGACACCCGCGCGTTCTGAGCGACCCGTTCTGAACGACGCACTACCCCCACCCAACCCGTTCCGATCCACTGAAAGGAAGGGCCGACATCATGCCCACTTTCGCTGAGCTGAAGACGGCGGCCGATTCGCCGACGCAGGTTCGCAAGGTTCTCGAGGCCGTCGCGTTCATGGCGCCTGAGGACGCCCCCACCATCGACACCCTCACGGACGAGACCGGCGCGCTCCAGGAGCTGCCGACTGAGTACTGGCCCGTGGGTCTCGTGACCCGCGACGGCTACACCTTCGGCGGCGACACCGAGACCGACGCTGTCGACGCGCTCGGTTACGCTTCGCCGGTCCGTGAGGACATCACTTCGTACACCCGGACGGTGACGTTCACCGCCTATGAGGTTTTCCGCCGGAACCTCCTGGAGGTTGTGTACGGCATGGACCTCTCCGGCGTCGCGCCGGGTGCCAACGGCGAGATCACCTTCGACCGCCCCACCCTGCCCGAGCAGCGGTTCTACCGCCTCATCGTCATCGGCAAGGACGGCGCGGGCGAGCGCGAGGTGTTCCGTGGCAAGCACTACCCGCGCGTGTCCGTGACGTCGATCCCCGAGGAGGCTTGGAGCACCGAGGCGCTCCGGTTCGAGGTGACGCTGTCCACCTACGTCGACGACGACCTCGGCACCGGCGAGCGGGAGTTCATCGCTGGCCCGGGTGTCGACGCCGTCGACCTGGGTTTCGCCCCCGAGGAGGAGTCCGGCTCGGACGACTGATCGCCGACCACCGCTTGGGGCGGGGAGGTTCGTCGGGTACCTCCCCGCCCTTTTCTTCGTCATGTCCACCCGACCCAATGACTGACCACGAAGGGACCGACCCCATGAAGAAGCAGCACGTGCTCCGCAAGGGCCGGCTTACCGTCCGCACCTCGGTCGCGGCCGAGGCCGTCCGCCTGCGCGCCGCGGGCTGGGTCGACGCCGAGGTCGCCGCCCAGCGAGCCGCACGCAAGGCCCGCCGCCGCAAGACCGAGGACGCCCCCGCTCCCACTCAGGCCTGATTCGGGCCTGACCCCCTCCCGCCGCCAACCCCTCCCGCGAAAGGACACCCGACACCATGGCGACCCGTACCTCTGACCGCATCAAGGTCACCCGCACCCTCGCTCAGCTCGACGTCTCGGCCGCGCCCGAGCCGTACCGCCTGGGCCTGCCCGGCAGCAAGGTCATCACGTTCCCCGACCCGGGTGAGATGGCCTGGGACGAGGCCGAGGCGTTCGTTACCGACATGACCGCGCCGACCTCGTCCGTTTCGGACGTCCTGCGGCGCTGGCTGTCGGAGGACGACTTCGAGGCGCTGAAGGAGTCGAAGATGACCCTCCGCCAGATGATCGCCCTGACCGAGGACGTCGTCCGCCACTACGGCGACATTTTCGGGGGTCAGGGGGAAGGGTGAGGCTCCGCGAACTCCTGACTCGGTACCAGGGCGCGGTGGCCGCGGACCTCGCTGAGGTTTACGGCCTCGACCTGGAGGTGCTGTACCGGTCCCGCCGTTGGCGCTACCTGTTGTCGCTGATCGACGAGCTGCCTGAGGCGTCCCGCGTCCGGCAAGCGATGCTCGACGACCCCGAGGTCGCCGAGGCGATCCTCGACGCCGACGGCGGGACCGACGCCGAGTGGCACCCGCCCATCTCCGAGTACGGGCTTGCGGAGCAGTACCTCGCTCAGATCATCGACGGCCTCGCCGCCCTCAACCAGGCCGTCGTCGCGCTCGGCGGCGGGAAGCCCGAACGCCCCAAGGCGACACCCCGACCGCGGACGCAGATCGACGTCGTCCGCGAGCGCCGATCGGCCGAGACGCAGGCCGACATCATCCGGCTTTTTGCCCCGCACGCCGCGAAGTAAGGAGGCGCCGTCATGGCATACACCGCTGGCTTCGCTCAGGTCGTCGTCACCCCGTCCTTCAAGGGCTTCAACCAGACGGTCGGCCGCCAGATCAACAACACGTTCCCCGCCGCGGGCCGGACCGCCGCGCAGCAGATGGGCACCGGCTTCCAGCAGCAGATGACCCAGCGGCAGGGGCTGTTTTCGCGCACGATGCAGCGCGTCACGGGCGGCCTGTCGGGGCTGTTCGCGGGCGCGGGCGCGACCGGGGGCGGCGGGTTCGTGGCCCGTGCGCGCTCGGCGATCGCAAGCGGCGCGACCCGCCTGCACGGCGCGATGTCGGGCATTGGTGCCCGGATATCGACGGCCCTGTCCGGGTTCGGCACGACCGCCGGGTCCGGCTTCCTGTCGTCGTTTACACGCGCCGTCGGTCCGCTGGCCGCGCTGTTCGGCGTCGGGTCGGTCGTCAGCTCCGGCTTCGGTCGGCTGACCGGGATCGAAGACGCCCGCGCGTCGCTGGTCGGACTCGGGCACGACGCCGCGACCGTCCAGCAGATCATGGACAACGCCATGGAGGCCGTGAAGGGCACCCCGTACGCGCTGCAGGACGCCGTCAAGGCCGCGACCGGCCTGGTCGCCGCCGGGGTCAAGCCGGGCGAGGCGCTGTCGGCGGAGCTGGCGCGGATCGCGGACGCCGCGACGATCGCCAACATCCCGCTGTCGGACATGTCGGCGATCTGGAACAAGGTGGCCGCGTCGGGGCGTATCCAGGGCGAGGAACTGGCGCAGCTCGGTGACCGGGGCATCCCGATCCTGCAGCTGCTGTCCGACCACCTCGGTGTCACGGTCGACGAGGTCAGGACGCTCGCGTCCCAGGGCAAGGTGTCGTTCGAGGACTTTTCCGAGGCGATGCACGCCGGTATGGGCGGCGCAGCCCAGGAGGCCGCGAACACGACGACGGGCGCGTTCGCCAACATGAAGGCGGCGCTCGGTCGCCTCGGCGCGGGCCTGCTCGAGTCGCTCGGGTTCGACAACCTGAAGGACCTCATCGGCAGCGTCACTGAACGGCTCGACGGCATCACCAAGTGGGTCGGCGACAACCAGACCCTGCTGTCGTCGCTCGCCGGAGGGTTCGGCGGCGTGGCGTTGGCCGCGGGCGCGGTCGGCCTCGCGATCAAGGGCGTGACTGCCGCGTTCACCGCGCTCGGCAAGCACCCGATCATCATGATCCTCGGCGCGCTGGCGTCGCTGTTCATCTACCTCTGGCAGACGAACGAGGACTTCCGCAACGGCGTGACCGCCGCCTGGGACAACATCAAGGCGGCCGTCTCCGCGGCGTGGGAGGTCGTGCAGCCGGTCCTCCAGTCGCTGTGGTCTTGGGTGCAGGAGTCCCTGATCCCGGCCGTGCTCGGGTTCTGGAACAACGCCGTCAAGCCCGCGTTCTCGGCGATCGCCAACGCGATCAAGTCGGCGTGGAACGGCGCGATCAAGCCCGCGTTCAACGCGATCCAGAACTTCATCCGGAACGTGTTGGCCCCAGCGTTCCAGTGGCTCTACCGCAACGTGATCGAACCGGTCTGGAAGGGCATCCGGTTCGCTATCGAGGTCGCGTGGAACGTCATCAAGCTGATTTTCGACGCCGTCAAGTGGTACCTGAACAACGTCCTCGGGCCGGTGTTCACGTGGCTCCGCGACAAGGTCATCACGCCGGTTTGGAACGGCATCCGGGACACGATCAGCAACGTCTGGAACAACCGGATCAAGCCGGTCCTCGACGCGGTCGGCAAGTTCGTCCGCAACACCGTCGCCCCCGGTTTTGAAAAGGGCGTCGACCGCATCCGCGACATCTGGAACGGCTTGCGGGCCGTCGCCGCCAAGCCGATCAACTTTGTGATCGAGACGGTCTACAACGACGGCATCAAAAAGGTGTTCGACAACGTCGCCAAAGCGATCGGGTCGGACGCCCGCCTGCCTCGCGCGACCCCGATCCCGGCCTACGCCAAGGGCGGCCTCGCGGCTCCCGGTTGGGCGCTGGTCGGTGAGGAGGGTCCGGAGCTGGTCAACTTCGACCGGCCCGGTCGTGTTTACACGGCCAAGGAGACGGCCGAGGTGCTCGACCGCATGGCCGGGTCGCGACCGTCGGAGGCGCTGCTGCCGATGGGCGGTTCGGTCTGGGACAACATCGGGTCTTGGGTGTCGAACACCTGGCGGTCGGTCACCGACTGGGTCCGGGGGTCGCTGGCGGACGCCGCCAACAAGATCCTCGACCCGCTCCGCACGACGATCCGCAACAACGTCCCGAACGTCGGCCTCGGCACGATGGTCCGCGGCGCGGCGCTAAACACGATCGACAACCTCGTCAAGTGGGTGCGCGGCAAGGACGACGAGGCGCTGGCCGACGGCTCCGCCGAGTACACCGGGCGCATCTCCGGCTGGCGGCGCCCGTCGCTGGGTCGCATCACGTCGCTATTCGGTCCCCGCTGGGGTTCGTTCCACAACGGCGTCGACTTCGCGGGCGCGCCGGGTCGCCGGGTGCTCGCAGCGGCTGATGGTCTCGTCCGTCGGGTCGGCTGGAACGTCGGTTACGGCAACACCGGTATCGGCGTGCTCGTGTCGCACGGCAACGGCCTGGAGTCCTACTACGGCCACGCCCCGTCGTTGGGTGCTGTCCGGGTCCGCCCGGGCGACACCGTCAAGGCCGGGCAGTGGATATCGCAGGAGGGCGCTACGGGTTTCGCCACCGGCCCGCACCTGCATTTCTCCCTGTTCCGGCGCGGCAAGGCGCTCAACCCGCTGTCGTTCATCGGCGGCGGCGGTTCGTCGTCGGCCCCGCGCGTCTACGACAACGGCGGCTGGCTGGCGCCGGGCCTCCAGGCGGTCGCCAACTACACCCGGCAACCGGAGGCGGTGCTGACCGCGCGGCAGTGGGACGCCATCTCGGCGCTGGCCGGTTCGGCTGCGACGGGCGGCGACGTCTACCACATCGAGCACGTCGACCTGTCCACCGAGTCGATCCGTTCGCTCGAGGACTTCGCCAACTCGCTGCGCCGCCGCGTGCGGCAAAAGTAAGGAGGAGGTCGCCCTATGGCTATCCAGTGGGGTGCGTGGACGTCCGGGTACTCGAACAACTTCAGGGTCGGCATCGACCTGTCGGTGTCCGGCACCAAGATCACCGCCCGTTACTACGTCGAGGCGCAGTACGTCGCCAACGACGAGATGACGTTGACGCGGTCGGGCGCGATCACCGGGTCGACCACGTTCCGCTACAACCAGAGCGGCGGTACGAAACTCGTTGCGACGAACACTCGCACGGGCACTCGCGGTTCGACGTACACCTTCGGGGCGAAACTCTCCGGCGTTTACAACGGCGCGTCGCCGTCGGTGTCCAACGTCAAGATCACCGTCCCGGTGGCGCCGCCCTCGGCACCCGGCAAGCCGTCCGTCTCGTCGATCACGAGCAACGGCGCGAAGGTGTCGTGGGCGGCCCCGGCGACGACCAACGGTGCGTCGGTCTCGCGGTACCAGATCCAATTCTCGCAGTCGTCGTCGTTCCCGTCGCCCGCGTCGGCTTACACGACTTCGCGCTCGTACACGTCGACGAGCCGCGCGGCCAACACGACCTACTGGGTCCGGGTCCGCGCCGAGAACTCGGCGGGTTGGTCGGGCTGGTCGCCCATGACGTCGTTCAAGACCAAGGTGGCGAAGCCCAACGCCCCGTCGAACGTGTCGGCGAGCCGGTCGTCGGACACCCGGATCGTCGTGTCTTGGACGCGGAACGCGACCTCGGGTGCGCCGTACTCCAACATCGAGGTGCTGCGCCGGTCGAACGTGACCGGCTCGTACTCGAAGATCGCCACCATCTCGGGATCGGCGACGTCGTACACCGACACGTCGGCGGTGGCCGGGCGGCGGTTCCGCTACCAGGTCCGCGCGAAGAACGACGGGGGCACGTCGGCCGCGGCAACGTCCAACTACGTCTCGACGACCCCGCCGTCCCCGACCAACGTGCAGGCGTCGCGCGACGTGTCAGATATCGACGTGACGTGGTCGCTGCCGTCGAACGCGGACGGCCTCGTCTCGCACGTCGAGGTTTGGCACGCCGCGGACGGGACGTGGGACGGCTCGCCGCTGGCGACGCTGTCCGGCTTGGCGACGTCGTACACGCACGCCTCGCCGGACCCGTCCGTCACGCACACCTACCGGGTCCGCACGCGCGCCGCGCTCGACTCGCCGACCTTGACGTCGGCGTACTCGGCGGACTCCAACACGATCCAGCTGCTCGCGCCGCCCAACGCCCCGGCCGACCTGTCGCCGTCGGGTGAGGCGGTCGACGCCACCGAGGACGTGCTGCTCCAGTGGCGGCACAACCCGGTCGACTCGACCAAGCAGACCCGCTTCCAGGTCCGCTACCGGGAAGTGGGCGCGTCCGAGTGGACGACCCTGGACGAGGTCACGTCGGCGGCGTCGGAACTCGTCATCGAGGCCGGCACCTTCGACAACGGTCTCGTCGTCGAGTGGCAGGTCCGCACCTGGGGTCAGCACGCGACGGCGTCGCCTTGGTCGGCGACGGCGACGTTCACGACGTCGGCCCGCCCGGGCGTCGTGATCGTCACGCCGGAACCGGACAGCACGGTCGCGTCGTCGCACATCACCGTCGAGTGGACGTATTACGACGCCGAGGAGACTGAGCAGGCCGCGTACCGCATCCGCCTGCTCGACGCCGACGACGAGGTCGTTTGGTCGGCGTCGGGGGTCGGTGACGCGACTTCGCACGAGGTGCCGTACACCCTCGACGACGACACCGCCTACCGCATCGAGGTCGAGGCCGCGGACAGCGACGGCTTGTGGTCGGTCCCGGCTGAGGCGGCGTTCGAGGTCATGTACGCGCGCCCGCCCATCCCCGAGATCGGCGGCGAGTGGGACCTCGACGCAGGAGCCGTGAACGTCACCGTCACCTACCCCGCGGTCGGCGACTTCGAGTGGACCGGCAACCCGGACGCCTCGGCGTCGATCGAGGTCGTCGACGAGGTCGAGACCCGGCGCAACCTCCTCCCCCGGCCGGTCCCGACCGGCACTGGTGGGTGGGTCCGCGGCTCGCTGTCGAGCGACGTCACCTTCGCCCCCGGCGAGGGCCGCAACCGCCGCGACGCCGTCCTCATCGTGCGTGAGCCGGTCGCGGAGCCGACCGCCGATCTCGGCGCGGTGAGCCTGATCGGCTGGGCAGGCCCCCTCCCGGAGGACCGGCCCGCCGTGACCGGAGGCGAGACCTACACGTTCTCGGTCTACGCGAAGGTCGAGCGCCTGACGCCCTGGTACGCCCTCGTCGGCGTCACCTGGATCGATGCCGCGGGCACGTACCTCGACACCTCCGTGAGCGGCGAGATCGAGCCGCTCGCCACCGACCCGGACGCCTGGCACCGCCTGACGTTCACGGCGGAGGCCCCGGAGGATGCCGCGACCGTCGCGCTCACCGTGCAGGTCCTCTCCCGTGACACCGACACGGAGGAGGGCGAGCGCGTGTGGCTGTGCGACGCGCAGTTGGAGGCGGGCGCGACGGCGTCGCCGTTCTTCTACGGCGACATGCCGAGGCCGGCTGACCCGGTTTCGTTCTCGCTGGTCCGCTCGCACGACGGCGGCGCGACCTGGGAGACGGTCGCCGCGGACGTCCCGCTCGATGCGGGCGTGGTCACCGACCGCCTGCCGCGGGTCGGCGTCGAGAACCTTTATCGGGTCGTCACGCTCTCCGACCTGCCCTCGACCGCCGCCAGCGACCCCGTCGCGGTCCTGGCCGGTCCCGGCCGTGGCCACGCCTGGCTGAACGGCGGCCCGGAGTTCGCCGAGGTGATCCGCCTCCGCGGCAACCTGTCGCTGTCGCGGAGCGTGCAGCGTGCCCGCACCCTGCGGAACTTCGCCGGACGGGTGCGGCCCGTGGTCTTCACGGGCGACGCCCGCACGAACACCCTCGCGGTCACCGGCCGCATCGGCCCCGACACCTCGACCGTCGACGAGGTTGAGGCGTTCGGCGACCTCGGCGGCGTCGCGGTCTACCGCGACTCCCAGGGTCGCTACCTCTACGTCACCGTCACCGACGTCAACTCCTCGTCGCGTGGCGTCGTCACGGACGTCGCCGTGCAGATGACGGAGGTCGATCGCACGTAACCACGGAAGGAGCATCGCCCATGCCTGTCGTCGAACCGTTCTCCCCCGAGGGGCAGCGCGTCCTGACGGGGCATCGCGAGGAATCCTTCCGGGTCGACGTGCTGACGCTCCGTGACGCGAAGGTGACCGAGCTCGACGGTGTCGAGGGCGGCGCGTTCGACTACTCGATCTACCGCACCATCCGGTCCGGCGGCAGCCTCACCGTCACGACGGAGGCTCCGCCGGACTGGCTGCGGGTGAGGTTGCGCCCCTGGTACATCGCCCGCCAGGGCGACCTCACGGTCGAGTGGCCGCTCGGGACGTTCATCCCGGCGACCCCGGACGCCGACCACGCCGACGACGGCCAGACGTACGCCGTTGACCTCTACGACAAGCTGCTGGTCCTCGACGAGGACGCCGTCGAGAACACCTACACGCTCGACGCCGGGACGGTCGTCACCGACGCCGTCCGCGCGCTCATCCTGGAGACCGGCGAGACCGCCATGGTCATCGCTGAGTCGCCCGAAACGTTGACGTCGTCGCTCGTGTGGGAGGCCGGGACGACGCGACTGCGCATCGTCAACGACCTGCTCGACTCGATCAACTACTTCGCGCTGTGGTGCGACGGTTACGGCCGCTACCACGCCGAGCCGTACGTCCCCGCGGGCGCCCGGCCCATCGTTTGGCCGTTCGCGGACGACGAGCGCGGCATCTACCTGCCGGAGTTCCGCCACGGCCGCGACCTGTTCTCGGTCCCCAACAAGGTCGTCGCCGTGCAAGCCACCGGCGGCGAGACCGAGGCCCTGGTCGCCTCCGTGGCCGCGCCGCCCGATTGGCCGACGTCGTTTGAGAACCGCGGCCGGTACATCGTCCACACCGAGACCGACGTCGAGGCGACCTCCTACGAAGTGCTCGCCGCCTACGCCGAGCGGCGCCTGCGGGAGCTGTCCAACCCGGCGTCGACGGCGTCCATCGAGTTTGCGCCCCTGCCGCTGAACCTCAACGACGTCGTTTCGTTTACACGCGACGCGCGCGGCGTGCGCTTGCCGAGGGCGACGGTGTCGTCCTTCTCGGTCCCGTTCGGGGAGCCGGGCGGGCTCATGCGCGCCGAGCTAACGGAGGTGATTTCGTGACGCTTGACCTGGACCCGCTCATCCCCCAGGAGCCGCCGCTGCCGCCGTCGTTCCGCTACGCGACGGTCACGGCAACCGACCCGCTGCGCATCCGGCTCGACGGCGACACCGCCCCGCTGCCGATCACGCCGACGTCGCTCGCGGCCCCGCTCGTGGGCGACCGGGTTTACGTCGGCATCGTGAATCGACGGGTGACCGTGCTCGGGATCGTCGGCGGCGCGACCGACCCCTCGTGGTCGACCATGACGCCTCTCAACGGGTGGAACGCGGCGGGGAACGCCCCGATTCAGGTCCGCCTCGTCCGCGGTTTCGTCCTCATCCGCGGCGAGGTCTACGGCGGTGACGGCCAGAGTCAGGACTACCCGATCTTCAACCTCCCGGCCCGCTTCCGGCCTCTGCGGCGGCTCCGCGTCCCCGCCGGGTGGGGCACCGGCGCGGGCCACGTCGGCGTCGAGACGAACGGCGACGTGTGGACGACCGCCGTCCGCGCCTCGACGCCCGGCATTTCGCTCGAAGCGATCGCCCCGTTCCTCCCCGCCGCCGCGGGCTGACGCCCCGCCCCCTCCATCGTCCCCGACCCGACCGAAGGGCTCCCTCATCATGACCTCCTACTTCCTCCTCGCCCGGAAGAACCGCTACCAGCAGTACCGGACGACCCGCCGCAAGACTCACCTTGGCGGCCAGATCACGGGCGCGATCATCCTCCACTCGGCCGAGAACGTGACCGACCTGACCGGCGCGGACTCCGGCGCGGAGAACGTCGCCCGCTACATCCGCGACACCCGCACCGACCCCGGCTCGTACCACGTCCTCGTCGACCGCGACTCGACGATCCGCATGGCCCCGTACGAGTACGAGGTCTGGCACGACACGACCTCGAACAACTACGCGATCGGCATCTCGGTCGCGTGGCGCAAGTCGGACCTGCCGAAGATGACCCGCGCCCAGCGCGACGCCTATTACCGGCCGTTCGCCCGCGCCGTGCTCGACGCCGTCGACTGGGTCAAGCGCAACCGCGGCATCACCGTGCCGATCGACCGCTTCCAGTCGCGCGCGCACATCGTCGCCGGGAAGCCCGGCCTGTCGACGCACTCCCGGATGGACCCGTCGCGCCGGTCGGACCCGTTCGGTACCGGCTCCGTCTACGAGCGGGAGTTCCTCGCGATCCTCGCCGAGGAGGCCGGTCGCCCCGCCCCGAAGCCGAGCGCCCCGGCGAAGTCGAAGCCCTCGGCGTCGACGCCCTCGAAGTCGACGTCCGAGCCGCGCACTTACGCGAAGCTCCGGGTCGACGGCATCCGCGGCCGCGTCACCAAGACCGCCTGGCAGGTGCTGCTGAAGTACGTCGCCCAGCCGCGCCGCTACACCGGCCGCGTCGACGGGGTTTACGGCCCGGTGTCCAACAGGGCCGAGCAGACGTGGCTGGCTGCGCTCGGCTACTACAAGGGCCGCATCGACGGCGTCCGCGGCCCCGTCCACATCAAGGCCCTCCAGTCGTTCCTCCGCTACAAGAAGGGCCTGTATTCGGGCCGCATCGACGGTATCGAGGGGTCGCTCACGGTCAAGGCCGAACAGCGGTACCTCAACGACCAACGGCGGTACCTGTGACCGCCGAAACGCTCCTGACGCTGCTGCCAGCCCTCGGGTTGGGCGGTGTGTTGGGGGCACTCGTCAAGGCGTGGGCCGACCGCCGTTCGTCCCGGGACGCGACGACCGTTGCGGCCGCCAACTCGGCGATTGAGGCTTTCCGCGCGCTGACTACGGCGCAGGCCGCCGAACTGGCGGGCGCGCGTGAGGAGATGCGGAAGCAGGCCGCCGAGCACGAGGCTCGCCTGACGGACGCTCTGAAGCGGCTGAACGCGGCGACCGCCCGCGCCGACAACCTGTCGCGCGAGCACGCCGCCCTTTTGGACGCGTACGTCGCCGAGCGGGAGTTTGTCGAGCTGCTCATCGCCAAGTGGCCGTCGCCCCCGCCGCCCCCGCCCCGACCCCGACCTCGGCATCGGCTCGACGATCCACCACCCCCTGACCAGAAGGAGGCCGCACATGGCTAAGCACCGCGCAACCACCACCCAGGCCCGTCACCCGTGGCGCGCTACCGTCCGCACCGTCTTCGCCCTCGTTGTCGGTCTGGCGTCGCTGGTGCCTGACGTCGTCGCTGCTGGCGGTTTCGACCCTGACGCCCCGGCTGTGGTCCGCGTCGTGGCCGTCGCTGGTGCGATCACGCGCATCATGGCGCTGCCGTCGGTCGAGGCGTTCCTGCGCGAGTTCTTCCCCTGGCTCGCTGCTGGCACCGCCGAGGACCACTGACGAACAGCCCCCGTCGATCCCCACCCCGGGAACGGCGGGGGCTTTCGTCGAGTCCGGGCACCCTGAGCAGCTGGGTTCATTCCGGCCGGATGAACCGCGCTCCTCAGGGTGAGCCACCCGCGGGCCGGCTGGCCGTTTCCGGCCGTGTCCGTTCTCGGCACGGAAGGAGCCGCATGTTCACCGCCCCCGTCATCGGCCTGATCGGTAAGAAGCGATCGGGCAAGGACACGTTCGCCCAGGTGCTCGTCGACGAGTTCGGCTACCGCCGCGTCGCGTTCGCCGACCCGCTGCGCGCCGTCGCGCTGGCGGCCGACCCCTACGTCCGCATCGAGGCCGACGAGTTCGGCCCTGTCGGCTTCACCGGCGGCGCGGCATTCTCGCAGCAGACGCACTGCCGCCTCTCTACCCTCGTCGAGTTCGTCGGCTGGGAGCGCGCGAAGGAGGCCCGCGACGTCCGCCGCTTCCTCCAGCGGCTCGGGTCCGAGGGCATCCGTTCGATCGCGCCGACGTTCTGGGTCGACACCGCTCTCCGGACGATCGCCGACACCGACGACCCCGTCGTCGTCACCGACGTTCGCTTCCCCAACGAGGCCAACGCCCTCCGCGCGCTCGGCGGCACGCTGGTCCGTATCGTGCGGCCCGGCACCGACACCGCCGACGCCCACGCGTCGGAGACGGCGCTCGACGGCTACGCCGAGGACTACCGCGTCAACAACGCCGCGGACGTCGCCACGCTGCACGAGGTTGCCCGTGTCATCGCTCACGCCGTCGCCGACCGAACCGTGTAAACGAACGCCCCCGCATCGCCGCCGGTGCGGGGGCTTTTCGCTAGTCGCACGCACCCCTTTGCGTGAAGCGACGCACGCGATACGCTAGCGGCATGGAAACGAAGGCGACGACTCCGTTGCACACCCTCGCTGCGCGGTTCGCACAAACGCTGCGGAAGGCGTACAAGCCGGGCGAACAGGTCGACACCGAGGCCATGCGTCAGTGCGCCGAGCTCGTGATCGACGCGCGGGAGCAGTTCCTCACCCGCGACGGCGCCCCCGATTGGCGCGGCCAAACCTACGCCTACCGGCAGTGGTACGGCGACGCGTTCTCGTTGGCGAACGTCGCCCCCGGTGATACGCACCGCGTACAGGCGGCGCTGGCGCGGTTCTTGGACGCCGCCGGGAAGCGGCCCGCCGCGAGGCCGAAGCGCCGCTGACGCCGCCCCACCCGCCAGGGGTGAGGTAGGTGAGGTAGCAACCTCACTCTTGCATTCCCCGCTATAGCAGTCCGTCCTTCTAGCGCGGAATACGAGAGTGAGGTTGCTACCTCACTTACCTCACCCCTTCGTCGTGTCCGGGCATCGCCGCCCGCCCCGGCGGCAGCCAACCGGCCTGCCTCTGGCCGTTTCGTGTCGAGTCCTACCCCGACACGAAAGGAGGTCGTCCTCCGTGACGACACCCAAAGTCAACACGATTCATCGGGGCGGTTCTCGGTTCTACGTCGAGCCTGACACGGGGCAGAAGGTGCCCGGCGTGACGTCGATCCTGAACATGCTCCCCAAGCCGTTCCTCAAGGCGTGGGCCGCTAGGGTCGTCGCCGAGACGGCGGTCCGCGACGTGGTCGCGTTGCAGAACCTCGTCGCGGCCGACCCCAGCGGCGCGATCGACTACCTGAAGCGCGCTCCGTACCGCGACACCCGCAACGCCGCCGACACCGGCACCGGCGCGCACGACTACTTCGAGCGCATGGCCCGCGGCGAGACGATCGACTACGCCGAGGTGCCCGACGAGCTGCTGCCGTTCGTCGAGCACTACGACGACTTCCTCCAGACGGTCCAGCCGGAGTTCCACTTCCTCGAGGAGACCGTCTGGTCCGACACCCACCAGTACGCCGGTTCGTTCGACTGCTTCCTGACGATCGACGGCGAAAAGGCGTGGGGCGACAACAAAACGACGCGCTCCGGCGTCCACGAGGAGGTCGGCCTGCAGCTCGCGGCGTACCGGTTCGCCGACAACATCCTGCG